CACAGGGTTAGTATCACTTCTAAAAGGGTCAAAACAGGCTTCAAGGGTACAAAAATCAGACCCTTTGACACAAAGTTTCCGCAAATAGCGGCTTTTTCTCACTGACCCCTGCATAAAAACCCCCTCTCGTGACGATTTATATAGTAGACACTCTTTTAGAAGCTTCTAAAGGTAGTACCACTATACAGAAATGTAGTAACATTAGTACCACTACTTTCTTAGAGGGTATACTTTTAGAAGTTAGCTAACTTTTAAAGCGGTAGGGCGTCGCCTGCAAGGGACTTTAAGAGCATGGCGATTGCCGGAATGCAGTGGTGGGGGCTTCCGGCCACCAACCTATGTACAAAGAACAGGATTATTGGGAGTCAGACACCAATCGCAGGCCAAAACCACGGCTGCGGAGGGAAAAAGACTCAATCAGGGCACAAATTGACGAAGAACTAGAGGAGGCTGAATGGGACTATTCGCCTTTTTCAGGCGCGGGTCAGAACCCGGCCCCGATTCGTCCCATATCAGAGTAACCATGATCGCCTCTGTAGACGAGTTGGTGGCGGGCGAGGTCTATGATCTTCCTGTGGAACTGGCCGACCGCTTCATCCACCGGGGTTATGCTACTGGCACCCTCAGTCGGGACTACACCGACGCCGAGGTTGCCGAGTTGAAGGCTAATCATCAGGTGGTGACCCTCTAATGTCCGCCTTTTGGGATAAGGGCCTTGAGGCATTCAGCGGGGGCAGCATCAACCTCAGCACTGACACCGTAAAGGTCAGGCTGCTACGGAAATCTGGCTACACCTTGAGCCAAACCGACCAGTATGTCAACGTACTTCCGGCGGCTATTGGCACAGATGTAACCCTTGGCACCAAAGTTCTGAGTGGCGGAACGCTCGATGCGGCCGATGCCGTGTTCACGGCTGTTCCCACCGGGGCGGCTATTGATTCGCTGGCGATTTACAAGGATACAGGAGTCTCAACCACTTCACCGTTGATTGCCTACATTGATGGATTCAGTGTCACGCCTAATGGCGGGGATATTACTATTCAGTGGCAGGCAACGACCCCTTGGATCTTCAAGCTGTAGGAATCTATGGCTAACCTTGGATACGCAACCATCGGTGCTAACAACTCGGCAACCCCTTCCGGGTACACAGCGGCAACAGGCCCCTACACAATGCCAGCCGGTGGCGGCACACTGACCTCATTCGCTATGTACATCAGCCCTTCCGGGCTATCGACAGACTTGGTTCTACGCCTCTGTTTGTACAATGATTCAGCCAGTAAGCCGGGGTCATTGTTCAGTTACAGCGATGAGGTCACCATCACGCATGGTGGTGCCGCAGGCTGGGTAACCTTTCCCGTCGCGGCAGGCCAGCCCACCGCTTTGGTAGCTGGGAATGTTTATTGGGTAGCCACGGGTTTCGGTGCTTCCGTTTCCGCGCCAAGCTGGTACAAGCAGGATACGGGCGGCACCCAATACTTCAAGAGCGGCACCTATACGGCAGGTAATCCGCCAGCCGACCCTTTTCCTTCAACCCCTAGCTCAAACAGTGTAACTGTTAGTCGCTATGCTGTGTACAGCACGACCGGCGGCAGCCCACAAACGGCTGTAATGACCGGCCTTGCTAGTGCACAAAACCTAGGTGTTGTGACACCGGGTGTTGGCGGAGTCTCTTTGTCCGTTTCGGCCCTGGTTTCTGCCGCAGCTTTCGGAAGCGCAGCAGCTAACCCGGGCGGTGTGTCAATTCCAGTTTCAGGACTTGTTAGTGCACAACAGTTTGGTGCCATCGTGGCACAAGACATGCTGGTGCAGGTTAGTGGTTTGCCTTCTGCCCAACAGTTTGGTAATGAGACTGTTTCCGGCGGTGTAGGTGCGACGTTCAGCCCAGCGACCCAAGGCGGGAAAGTTCAACGCCATTAGGAGAATCATGATCACAGAGATGGCTCTCGCCGCTACGGGTAGTTCTGGCGTTAACACCCATACCGGCGTAAACGCCGATCCTGGCGCATATGACGCCGTGGCGTTTCAGTTCGTTGTTGAAGCTGTTGGTGCCTCCCCTACAGTAAGCTGGAAGGTTCAGGGCACCCTGGCAGATAACGCCATTCCCGATGCCAACGCCATTTGGTATGACATTGGGTACATCACCGATGCCAGTGACACTATTTCAGCCGCTACACGCAGCCTTACGGCCATCGGGGGACAGGTCAACTTCGTGTCTAACCCTGTGGCCCGCAGGTATTCACGCTTCCGTCTAGTGGTTTCTGCGAACACCAATGTAACCTATCGAGGAGAGATGTACCTCATTCGGTGCGAGTAATGACTATTTACACGTCAGTTCAGGGCGGGACTAATGCAGGCTGGAAGATCCAGAAGCCAGCCCCCAAAGAGTGGACTTGTGTGTGCGGAACAAACAATCCGGCCTATAGAAATCAGTGTGGTCAGTGTGGCGGCAAGCGACTCTGAATATCCTAACTGGTTTCAAGCCTGGTGTAACAACTGCAAACGCTATTACAGTCCACACGTAGGGCCGCACGTATGCACCACCCCGGGGCAACAGTCTTTGGCAGACTCCCATAAGCGGCTTGAGAGTTGGCTAACCCCGCCGTATACGTTTGAAGATTAATTAGGAGGCTCATGCCCGACTTCCATTACAAGGGCGGTATCACCCTGGATTCGCAGGGCATAGCCGACCAAATGAGTCGGTATGTCCTCAAGTTCGCTTGGTTTTACAGTAGACCGCAGCCTTATAGGCCGCACTACTGGCAGATCCTTTTCCATGCTAATGAAAACCCTGAGACAGAGAAGCTCTGCCGCTTTAGGCATCTTGTTGCTGGACGACGCGGAGGAAAAACGCTTTCAGCGGCGTGGGAAACCCTGTACTACATGCTCCACCCGGAACAGTTCCACTTCGACCACCACGGTAAAGTGGACTCACGGCCATTGCATGGTTGGGTTCTAACAGCAGATTACCCCCTGGGGCAGGCCGCCCTTATGACGTTCCGTGAAGTAATCGAGGCCGCAGGCTTGGTCTTTGGCCGCGACTACAAGGAAAACAAGGGTAATCGCTACTTCGAGTTTGAAAATGGCTCATTCTTGCAGTTCAAGACGGCAGACAACCCGGAGTCGCTCCGTGGTGCTGGTCTGGACTGGATGTGGATGGATGAGGCCGCCTTCATTCCGAACAATCGGGCCTGGGAAGTGTCTCGCGGCGCGATTTCCGATAAAATCGGGCGTGTCGTAACAACCACCACCCCGGACGGTAAGAACTGGTTTTACAACGAGTTCTGGAATGACATGGTAAAGAAAGACCCGAATCACGGCAGAATCGAGTATCGCTCGCTTGATAACCCGTACTTCTCCAAGGAGGAGTGGGAGACTCTGAAACTGAGTATGCACCCCATGATCTTCAAACAGGAGTTCATGGCTGCGTTCGACTCCATGGCGGGTAAAGAGCTAAGCGGCGAGTGGCTTAAGTACTACGACCTGGCCGAGATTCCGCTCAAGGATCCTGCTAAACCTGCGTCCCCGGAAAACCTGGATCTCAACATCTATGTTGGTGTTGACCCGGCTATTTCGCTCGCGGACGCCGCAGATCGTTTTGTTATTACGGCAATTGGCGTGAACAAACAACGTTCTAAGGTGTTCCTGCTTGAGCAGTGGGCGGGCAAAATCCCGTTCCCGGAGCAGGTGGACAAGATCAATGAGTGGTTCATCAAGTACCAGCCGCACTTCATTGCCATTGAAAAGGTGGCATATCAGGCGGCATTGGCTCAGCAGGTGCAGAGACTTGAGGGTTTCCCGCCTGTGGTGCCTCTAATTCGGAAGGGTAAAAAGTTCGAGCGTATCCTTTCGATGTCTCCGCTGTTTCGTATCGGGCGCGTTCGCATCCGACCCGAGCACGTAGACTTCATTAACGAGTGGGTCGATTACGATTCCACGCTGAAAAACCCGCACGATGACTGTTTGGACTCCATGGAGATTACTCTCTCTGTGGCGGGGGTGATTCTTCCCCGGGTGGCGACGAATGACACCGATCCATGGATGGACGTGCGGGACACATCGTTTGAAACGTTGAGGCAGCGTGATCTGCCCACCGGAGTGAAAGACATGGCCGGGGTGGACGAACACCTTGGCGGCGAATGGTAAAGGATGGTACACATGAGAATTGTTGAGCCGAGCGAAAGCCTCGCCAACCCGAATGTGTGCACGATTTGTGAGGAGACCCCGAAGCCCGCGAACGAGGTCGTCATTGACACTCAGCGCGTGGCACACGATGCGTGGTCTGCTATCACGGGTCAGAAGTACGTTTGTGAGAAGTGCAGTGACGAGATTGCCAAGCTTCGCGGATTCATCTCGGCGGGGCAGGCGGCTGCTGCTGTTACGGCGGCGGGTGCTGCTGCTGCACAGCTTGCGAACGTGCGTGCACGGGTTGAGGAGCTTGCCACAGGCATCGCTGAGTTCGTCAAGCACAATGGTGCTGGCGACGTGGAGATTGCTGTTGAGAAGTTCGTTGCCCACTCTCCTGCGGCGGCTGCGGTCGTTGACAAGGCAGAGGAAGTGGCCAAGAGCTACGAGGATGTGTTTGGTGCCCCGGAGCCGGTTGTGGAGAAGCCGAAGAAGGCTGCTTCCACCGCCAGTGATGTTGGGTCTAGCGCGGAGGCGTAAATGGACTTGTTTGGCCGGAAGGCGCAGACTGAACTGTCTGTCGTCAAGGCCATGCTCGCTGAGAAGGACAGTTACCTCGATGGGGTGGCTGTCCTTCTTGCTGAGCGTGCACAGCGCATCTCCGACCTACAACGGGCCGTGAATGTGCTTGGCGAGGAGGTCAAAAGGCTTACCCCGCCGCCCCGTCCTCTCATGAGCGCACAGCCGCTTTACATGAGCGAGGACGAAGAAGATTTGAAGTTCCAGCTTGATTCAAACCTCATTGACATGACGACCTACCAGCAAATGCTCAAGGAACTTGAGTTCGAGAATGCTGAGGTGTCATTGGCCGTTGAGGATCTCCCCGAAAGCTTCCATTACTAGAAGGAGGTGACGCATGGCGCAGGACGACATTGGGCGTAGTGCTTTCTCTGGCACCAACAGCCGACTCGGCGTGGGACAGCTAAAGGACGTACAGAGCCTCAATAAGAAGGTCGACCAGTTGCGTCGCACGCGTCAGACCCTTGAGAATCAGTGGAAGCTTAACCTCGCCTTCTACAAGGGACGACAGTACAGCTACTTCAATCGCGCAACGCGTAGACTTGAATCGCTCCCAGTAGATGACGGCGAGAAGCCTCGTTATCGTGTACGCCTAGTCAGTAACCAGATCATCACAGGCTCGCACTCGTTGCTTGCCAAGGTGACTAAGACCCGACCGCAGATCTATGCAGAGCCGGGGTCAGGATCGGATGCAGACATCAAGGCGGCGCAGATGGCTAGTTCACTGCTTGAGTATTGGTGGACAGAGCTTGATCTTGATGACAAGCTTGAGGAGGCCATGCTTTGGGGTATTGTGGCAGGCAACGGGTTCTGGAAGGTGACGTGGGATGCCCAGGCGGGCAAGTCCATGAAGTTCACCCTAGACCCGCAGGGTCGCCCCATTACAGACGATTCTCTTAAGGACGTTTTCCGCGCACAGCTTGCCACTGCCGGTGTTGAGCCGAAGGAGCAGGTTGTTTATCTTGGTGACCTACGGATTGAGTCCATCTCACCGTTTGATGTGTACCTGGATAACAGTGCGCGCACGTTTGACGATTGCAAGTATGCGATCTGCGTTCATCACCTAGACCCGGACGAGGTTGAGTCTCGCTGGAACACCAAAGTCCAGCCGGATAGTATCTCCTCGACCCCGGATTCCACGTTGCCTATGGCGAATGCGCCGGATGCACAGGAGCCAAACACCACAAAGGTGTACATTGGCTACTTCAAGCCGACGCCTATTTTGCCCAAGGGCCGCTATGTGGTGTGGACAAAGACCAAGATTCTGGAGGATGGCCCGTGGAACTACCCGTTCACCGAGCTTCCCCTCGTTAAGTTCCCCGGTATTCGCGTTCCGGGCACTGTTTGGGACAGTTCATTTGTGGAGCACGCCATTCCGTTGCAGAAGGAGCTTAACAAGACGATCAGCCAGATCGTTGAGTACAAGAACCTCACTGTAAAGCCTCGGGTGTGGGCACCGACGGGTTCAATCACCACTCGACTCACCACTGAGCCGGGTGCTCTGTACGAGTACAACCCAATCGGTGAGCACAAGCCCGAAGTGGAGAAGCTTCCGACGATGCCTCCTTATGTGTTTGAGCACTTGGGTAACATCCGGGACGCTCTCCGCGATGTCTTTGCATTGACTGATGTTACAGAGGGCACAGTTCCTCCGAACGTTGAGGCCGGTATCGCTATTGATCTTCTCCAGGAAATGGCTACTGACCGACTTGCTCCTACCATCAAGAACATGGAGAACAGTCTTGCGAGCGCGGGACAGCTTATGCTCTCGCTTGCTCAGGAATACTACATTGAGCCTCGCCTCTTGCGGGTTCAGGGTTCCGGTGGTTCGGTGCAGGTCAAGCGATTTACTCAGGCGGACATTGCGGGAGGCATCACCATTCGCTCCCGTACAGGTTCCGGTCTACCGCGCACGCGCGCAGGTAAACAGGCCCTGATCCTCAGCCTGGTGGACAAGCAGATTATGCCCGCTGCCGAGGCGTACAAGCATCTCGACCTTGGGGACATGAACGGTGTGGCACAAATGCTTAGGGCCGACGAAGATCAGGCCCTCCGTGAGCACGAAAAGCTCATCAAGGGTGAGCCTATCAATGTAGTGGAGTACGAGAACACACTAACACAGCTTGAATCAGGTCAGCTTGCTGATCCTCAGACTGGTCAGCCGGTGCAAGACCCTAATCAGGCGCATCAGATTCTCACCAACGCTGCTTTGCAGCCGCTCCCCTATGAGAACTACCAGGCCCACTTGGATGCCCATGCCTTGTATATGAAGTCGCCCGACTTTGAGGCGCTTCCGTTCCAGGTAAAGCAGGCATTCGTAACTCATTACACGCAGACGCTCCAGACGCTCATGAGTCTGCCGAAACCGGTGGAGTACCAGGCGGTTCGCCCGACGCTCCAGATCAAGGCTACGGCTGGCCCGACGGCTGTTGCGGACATTCTCAACAAGGCGGGCATCTTGGATGTTACGCCGGAGACTATGACCGAGCCGCCGCTTGACACATGGGTCAGTGATGACCTCGGCGAGCCTAATGCTGATACCAGCGGGAACAGTGGAAACACCCCCGAAGGCCACATGCAGGCCGTTGCTGTTTCGGATGAGATTGAGCGGGCTAGAGTTGAAGCAGGGCAGCATCACTACATCTTGGCGGAGAAACACGCCCAGGAGATTGATGCGGCTAATGCAAAGGCTCAGGTTGATACCATGATCGGAGTGCACAAAATCCGTGAGGCGTCAGCTAAGGCCGACCTTGCAGAACGCACTGCTAAGGAGAAGAAGATCAACACTCCTAAGCAACCAGCTAAGAAAGGTAAGCCTAAGAGATAATGAGCCGTAAAGCGTACACAGACGCAGATCGTGCTCTGGTTTATGCAGAGCTTGAGATCAATCAAGGTAACATCAAGCGCACTGCGCGAAACCTTGATATGCCTATCTCTACTGTACGCTACTTCAAGAATAAGTGGCAAGAGGAGGGCGTTCCCAATCAAGTAGTGGAAGCCCTCCCGGCCGCTATTAGTAGTTTCGTCGAGGATGCAGAGCGCATTCGAGATAAACTGCTGCTTCTTCTGGAAGCTAAGGTAGACAGCGGGGATATTAGTGCCCGCGAGATTGTGCCTGCACTGGGTATGCTCGTGGACAAGATTCGCGCAATTCGTGGGCTTGACACCAAGAAGGTTGAGCACACACTTTCACTTCCGAAACCGGAGGAAGTCCGGGAACTCTTTGCCGGAGTGTTTGAGGAAGTAGTCGGGGCCGCACAGGTTCGCGCTAGCGAGCTTGAGGCCGTAGAGGAGGGCGAGTTTGAACCAGTGGCACTAGCCGCACTCAATCCGCCTTCTGAATAAGGAGACTGAAATTGGCATTTGATTCGTTTGAGCAGGCCGCAGAAGCACTCGCAGCGGCGAACAACGGGGAGGGGAATGAGGCTGCTGCACAGCCCGCCCCCGTGCAGCCCGTTCAGCCTGAGCCGAGCCAGCCGCATGTTCCTGCCACCCAGGGCGATCAGGGCCAGCCGGAGGTTACGCCTTCGGAACCCAACAGGATCGACCCAAATCAGCTTAATCTTACGCCCGAGGCCCGCTCGTACATCGAGCAGCGTGAGCGTGAAATGCAGGCTGATTACACGCGTAAGACTCAGGAAGTTGCTGAGCAGCGTCGGGAAGCTGAGCAGGCCCTCCAGTTCATTGAGGCGCTTAACTCAGATCCCAACTTCGCACTCCAGGTTCATCAGACCCTAAGCCAGGCGCTCCAGTCGCAGGGCTATTCTGTGGCAGAGGCTAATCAGCTTGCTGCGAATCAGATTCAGGGCGACAATGAATACGAGTACGAAGATGATCCTTACATGAACAAGATCCAGCAGTTGGAGCAGTGGCAGGCGCAGCAGGAACAGCGCATTGCTGAGGCCGAGGCTGGCGCACGGATTGACCAGCAGCTTGCTGTCATCCGGTCACAGAACCCGTCCTTCGATGACAATGACCTTCGGGACATTATCTCCATGGGCTTTGCCTTCAATGGCGACCTTCTAAAGTCGGCCGATGCTTTCAAGAGCATCAACCAGCGGAGTGTTGAGCGTTACATGGCACAGAAGGCGCAGGTTCCGGCGTCACTGAACCAGCCTACTGCTACTGGACATGCGGAGACTCCGCCCGAGAGCTTCAAGGGCCTTAATGACCCTAGGCTTGAGCAGGCGGCTATTCGGATGCTCCAGGAAAGCGGTGCTTGGGAGTAATTCATGTAGGGTCGCCCTACTGTAAAGACCTAATGTAAGGGGTGACACATGGCTAACGGTGCTGCCATTGCTACCCTGGGTGCCATTCTTAAGGATCTGTACCTGCCCCCGGTTGTGGAGCAGCTCAATAACCAGATCCTCCTCCTCCAGAGGATTGAACCGCGTTCCCAGGAGCTTGTCGGTAACCAGGCCGTCGTGCCTCTGCACACTGGTCGTTCGGGTGGTATCGGTTCTCGCGCAGAGAACGCTGCACTGCCCGCCGCCGGTTCGCAGGGTTATGCGAAGGCCGTTTTCGACCTCAAGTACCATTACGGCCGCGTGCGTGTCACCGGCGTTTCGATGGCAAAGACCGCCAATACGGCGGGTGCATTCCTCAAGGCGCTCCAGGGCGAGCTTGATGGCATCCGGCGTGACCTCCAGCTCGATCTGGCCCGCCAGGTCTATGGAGACGGCACTGCGATCATCGCGACGTGCGGTACCACCACGGCCTCCACTGTTGTGAACATTTCCTCGGATGAGTCGCTTCGTAAGGGCTTCATCTACATTGGCATGACGGTGGATATTGGTACTCAGGCCGCTCCGACGACTGTTGTTGCGGGCGCGACCGTTGTGGACGTTTCTGTGTCGGCTAAGACCGTCACCATTGATTCTTCGGTGACAACCTCTGCCTCGCACTTTATCTTCCGCGCGGGTAACGCTCTCGCAACGTCGGTCTCGAACGAGCTTACGGGTCTCCAGGCGCTTGTCTCTACGACCGCCAACACGGTTGGTGGAATCAATGCGGCGTCGGCTGGTAACTCGTACTGGGACAACCTCCGCGACAACGCGGCGGGTGCCCTTTCGCTCGACATCATGACCAAGGCGTTCAACACGTCGATGGTTGCAGGTGGGGATGTCTCGCTCATGCTCGGTACGCCGGGTATGCAGCGCGCGCTCTTTAACCTGCTCCAGCCGCAGGTTCGCTACACGGAGCCTCTGAGCCTCAAGGGTGGTTTCAAGGCCCTTGAGTACATGGGGCAGCCGTTTGTGGCTGACCGCCTGGCCCCGTTCGGCAAGGTGTTCTTCCTTGATGAGGAGTTCATCAAGGTGTTCTCGCCGGGCGATTGGCACTTCCTCGATGAGGACGGCAATACCCTCAAGTGGGTTGTCGGCTTCGATGCGTGGGAGGCCGTGCTGGCGCGGTATATCAACCTCGGTATCTCGCGTCGTAACGTCCAGTTCGTCGAATACGGACTCACGAACGACCCGGCCGGTATCTAATACTGGCTAAGGCTTTGGGGGTGTGCCTTAAACACCCCCACTTCACTAACTTTAAGGAGATACATGCCCGTCATTAACGACAAGGTGTCCATGTGGATTCCTAACTCGCACCAGGATCGACAGGCGGCTTTGGTCAACAAGGCCGTGCGGGAGTACGACCCTGACCTCGGCTTTGGCCTGAACGAGGCGACGGGTCAGTGGTGTATTTTCCTCAAGCATGGTGCCACAGAAATGGCGCAGAATGCTGACCTCCCGATTCTCGGTTTTGGCACCATCCCTCACCCGGACGATGCTGTGAAGCGCCTTTATGAAACGGATGCTCGCCGTAGGGGTAGGGAGATTGTAGACAGTATCCAGCGTCATAACGACGCAATTCAGAAAGAGGCTGAGGTTAAGGCACAGGATGCCTCCGACGCCACTGCTGAGGCATATGAGTGGGCGTTCCGTAAAGCCGGGGCTGCCCCCGTGTCTAAGGTTTATTTCACAGACAACCCGAAAGGAGAGTAGCCCATGATTTACCCCGGTACCGAATCTGCGGGCAGCTACTCCATGGGCGATCCGAACGATTTGGATGAGCGCAAGCGACAGCTCATTCAGAAACTTCTCGCTTCGGGAGGGCGTAATCAGTCTGGACTCACGGGCCTTCATGCTATGCCACTGTTTGGTGGTTATGGCCGCAGTGCCAGTGATCTCCCAACTGCCTCCCTTCCTCAGATTTCGTTTAACCCGTTTCTCGCTATGGCGGCTGGACGGCCTCAGGAGGTCTTTCAGGCTCCGCAGGGTGTTACTGCGGCGGCTCTTGCACAGGCTCAGGCGGGTCTGCACGGTAACGTTGGTGGCCCTGCCCCGCAGGAGATCTCTAACCCTGCCGGTGATGCTGCGGCGGCTGCCTTCCTCGGCACTACCGCAAACAATCCCGGTGTAACTGGCCCCTCCACTGCAACTCCACAGCCGACGGCTGGAAGTCCGCAGCAGGCTTATCTGCCCCAGGCCACTGCACCGCGCCACCTCGCTGGTGGAGGGAACCCGCTCCAGACCCTTCCGAGTTCGTGGATCCCGCGCCTCGGCTCCTTCGTGGCGATGTAACATGACAGTAGCCGATATGCAGGCTGAGCTTTCTCAGCACGGCTTCGGTGACGTAGATAGCTCTCAACAGTTGAGTGTCATCAACGACACTCTGTGGGATGTTATCGGGCGGGAAAAGTGGCCTTTCAGGGAGAAAACTACGACCCTCAACTTTGATGGTGTTAGCCCTACTCCCACCAACTGGCCCACTGATATTCGGCAGGTGATCTGGATTGCAGACACCACTTCCGGCAACGCTGTGCTGCCTGAGCGTCTTGAGACTATTCGCAGCCAGTACACCGGAAACCTTACGACAGTGGCTGACCCGGCGGGCTTCTATTATTTCGTAGGGTACACGCCTTACTTTTACCCGATTCCGAGCGCCTCTACTGGGCGTTACACTCTGGATTACGTGGCACGTCAGGCTAAGCTCAATACGGCCTCGGTTGAGGCGGATATTCTGCTTCCGCTTGAGTACCATCGAATCATTGTGCTTGGTGCATTGGTTCGGCTCTACCTCATGGACGATGACACTGAGGAAGCACCGATGTTCCAGCAGCAGTTCGATGCCATGTTCCAGAACATGCGTGAGGAGCTTCTCAGGCGGCAGTACCAGCGGCCTGATCGCATCTTCGTTACTGATGAATACGACGAATGGACTTTGCCATTTCTACTGCCTTAGGAGGTGACAGATCATGCCAGTAACCACACAGACCTTTGAGGGAGTTCCTGGCGGCATGAATCTGGCGCTCCCGGCTAACGAGATCCAGGACACGGAGGCCCGTTACCTACAGGACATTCTCCTCGACTATCCCGGCCTTGTCCGGCGTCGCGGGCCTCTTTCCTCCCCGGAGGGTTTTGCAGCGCTCACTCGCCCTGCTACAGGGCTTGTTTACACGCTCGACCCTTCGGGAGCCAACCGCATGGCTGTCTTAACAGGTAACGCCAGTAATGGTTACCTGGATATCCTGGACGAAACGTTTACTTCGGTTAAATCTTCGTTCCCTTGGAACGGCGCACTGCCGACCGCTCCTCCCACCACCCCCTACCGTCTTGTTGACTCAAAGGGTGGGCTGACTGGGGGTGCTTGGATTGGCACTTCGTCGCAGTATAACGCCAACGGGCCGGTGCAGAACTTGGCCCTCTGGCGCGGCGGAGTTAACGCTGATTACTCCACGGGAACCATTACCCTAGCTAGAGGATCTACCTCGGTTACGGGCGTCGGCACCCTTTGGACAGCTAACGCCTCACCGGGTATGTACCTGTTCTCTACCACTGACGACGGCTACACACTGGCCTATGTTGGTGTTGTAAAAACAGTGAACTCAGACACCTCTATCACCCTTGGTGATGTGTCTCTTTACCCGGCCACAGCCAAGGCTTATAAGCTTACTTCCATCCGAGGCTTCGCGCCTCGTATCGTTAAGGGGCGCATTACTACCAACGCCACTTCGACCACGGTTACTGGGGCAAACACCAAGTTCATCTCACAGGGCATGAACAGCGGTACCTGGAACCTCTACAGGGCTTCGGATTACACGTGGATTGGTAAAGTGGCTTCGGTCATTAACGATACATCATGCACGCTGGCGGCTAACGCAACTATTGCGCTTAACAACGAGAACTACGTAGCCTTTCGCGCCGATGCGGATATGAACATCTCGACGATGAGTTCCACCAGTAAGGTGGGCTTCTTGAATGCTACGTACTCCGAGCGCAACTGGTATGCCAACAACGGCCAGCAGTATGCTCTTACCTCACGAGTCTACTTCTCCGATCCGTCAGATCCAGAGGCGGTGGATATGTCGCCCTTCGACGGCGACTACATCAATGTCGCTTCCAGTACGGGCATCAACTCGCCAATCACGGGCTTGATGCCTGCATATAACGCACTGATTGTGTTCAAGGAGAACGAGACTTTCGGCATCTACGGTTCAACGACCACCACCTTCCAGGTCAAGAAGATCGAGGACGACGGTGCTCTTTGTAACATGTCGGTGCAGCCTTATGGCGGAGGCGTCATTTGGGCCGGGCGTGAGGGCATTCACTTTTACGACGGTATCCAGGCACAGAACATTACCGCCGGTAACCTCGGCGACTGGTACAAGCGCTTGGTTCGAATTATCGACCCGTCCAAATACCGCATGTGGTCGATGATGTCTCGTGACCACTACTTCCTGTTCCTTGAGAACTGCGACAACACTAAGCCAATCATCAAGGGCGCTGTTTCCTCTAGCGGTAACACTATCACACTCGTAATTAATATGGTTAGCCGGGCTGTTACAGCCTTCACCAACTTTGATGTGCGTGGCGGGGTCATCATGCCAGCTTCCACGGGCTTGGAGACAATGTTCATTGTCAATGATGCTTCTGTAGGGAACCTTTGTTCCTCGACACACATTTTTGATGACGAGGGTAATGACACCATCACCTGTTCCGGCAGTGTGGCGGGGCCGGACTTCTACTTCGAGTCCAAGAAGTACAACATGGGCGATTCTCTACTGCTCAAGTTGTTCAAGGAAGTTCTCCTTAACTACTTCTGCCAGGGTGATAAGCTCAACGTAGATACCGTACTCGGGCTAAATGACATCGGTACCACGTTGACATCATCCTTCCCGGCAACCATCTACAGTTGGAGCAACCTTCCCGGTGTGTTCGGTACCTGGGCAGGTTTGAGCGCTCGGATGCCTACATGGGATCAGCTCATTGTTTCGGTGTTCGAAGCAAAGCGACTTCGCTTCCTCAAGAGATCACAGAACTTTTCGTTCCGCATATATCAGAACAGCACCAATGTTGTTCGCCTCCGCCTTGGCCCGTTCCAGATTGGGTTCAAGAAGCTGAGGCCCGGGAGGATCTAATGGCAGAGACAATCGGAGATTGGTCGCCTACACAGCTTGTCCGGTTTATTCAGGATATGCTACGGCAGAACCCGCCGGAGTTTGCGCCTAACCTCACGGCTGAGGAACTCGTCGTTGCCAGTAAGCTGACCTGTAGTGATTTGGTCATCTTCACACAGCGACAAAACACTGTGGGATCGGCGGGCGGTGCTTCGGCGCTGCCTGCCACCCCGCTTGGATACTTTCGCGTCAGTGATTACACAGGCGCAATAGTTGTGGTTCCATACTACAAATCTTCATAAGGGAGGTGCATGAATGGCAACTGATGCTACTGGTACTCCAACCACGAACTTCTCAATTCCGAAGTTCAATGTGAACAATGATGCACCTTCTGGCCTTGGTTTCAACGCCGCAATGGATGTCATTGACGCTCTCTTGTCGTCCCGCACTGGCAACCTCTCCCTAACGTCAGGCTTGCTTACCGTCGCACACGGCGTGACGATTGGTGACGCTAGCAACACGGGTTTCCCCATCACATCAATGCGCGCAGATGTCGCTACACGACAAATGCTGCTCCTAGGCATCAGCGGAGATACTCAGCCGCGCATGGCCGTACAGGGTGACGGTAAGCTTGTGTGGGGGCCGGGCGGTGCTACAGCCGTGGACACAAACCTTTATCGCGCCGGGGCGGGAACCTTGAAGACGGATACCGCGTTTCAGGCTGTTGGAGATATTGCTGGTTCATGGAACGCCTCCCTGCTTGCTTATGACCTCCAGACATCGGCACATAAGCTGTTCTTCGGAGGCGATACAAACCTGTATCGAGACCCGGGCGCAGTTCTTCGTACTGATAACCTACTTCGAGTTGTAGGATTGTCTGTTGGAACTTCGGGTTATGGCACAACGTTTCCCGTATCGCCCCTAGATGGTCAATATTTTACTCTGGTGGATTCCATAACGGCTCCTACATACCAATGGCATTTTCGTTATAATGTAAACTCTCTTTCCTCTTTTAAGTGGGAGTTCATTGGAGGCGCTCCGGCCCACTTTAGAGTGAATACTTTGGAGAGTACAACTTCTGCTTCCTATACAAACCTTACCACTACTGGGCCAACATTCCCGGCAGTTCATGCTGGAGACTATCAGGTTCGGTATGGATACCTGGGTAATATTAACGTTGTAGGCGCTAATGCTCAGGCCACTGTTTATAACTCGACCGGAACTACGCGTTACACGGCGGGAGAGGCTGATTTGTCCTCTGCCAACTTTGTAACTGCAACGGCTGAGGAGTTGATTACTGTAACGGCAGGTTCAAACGTGCAGCTAAAGTACCTCGCGACTGGTGGTACTGCTCAGTTCGCGGAAAGATATCTTTCCGTTACGCCCGTTCGGGTCATCTAAATGAGGAGGCAGAATGTCCTTTGAACTTCTAAAGGTGCTTGTTCAGCCCGTCATTGCAGAACGCGATAAAAATGGCGTAGTGGTGGGTGAGCAGTTTGGTGAACCCAATGCACTTTACACTGCCGAGCAGGTTATCGAGTTTTTCGAAACAGTACGTGGGCAGCTTATAAAAGTTGAGGATACTAATTAGTAAAGGAGGGTAGATGGCTTTTTCAAACGTTTTCTTGGCGGATGGTGGAGTAACCGCCAGAGCTAAGCCCAAGGATCAACAGCAGCCAAATACCCCGCCCACTTCTCCCGGAGGCACGCCCCCCAGTCAGACGGGCGGTAGTGCAGCTCCCGCTGCTGTGCAGGGATCCTCACTTCCTTATGCCGGGGTATACCTAGAGCAGCAGAACGCTGCGGAGAAGGCTTATGAGGACTCACAGACACAACTACTTGCAACACGTAACGCGCTCTACCATCAGTACGGCCTCCTCGACAACGGGCAGGTTGACCCGTACAACCGCTACGGCGACTATCAAACTATGCTCTCACGAGAAGGTAGCGATCTTGATGCAGCCCGCGAGAACGCAATTGGTCGTGGCCTTGGCGGTGGGGGTCTTGCTAGGCAGGCTGAGTCGTCACTTCGATTCCAGGACGGGGCGGAACAGCTAGGCTTGCAGAATCAGATCCTTGGCGCAGACAGCGATTACCGTGTTGGTTTGCAGCAGGCTCTTGCAACGAAGAACTCGGCATTTCAGTCGGCAGAGGAGCAGGCCAACCAGGACGCTCTTTCTAAATTGCTGGCGGACGGTTACTGGCAGTACGCAGCGGCGGCTAACACCCCTATGGATGACACCTCTGCTAACCAGTACACTAAAACAAATGACAGCAACGCCAAAGCCCCCAGCGCAAATAAGCCAATGATTGATCAGGCCAAGAGGGATTTGACCAAGCATATTGCCAAGAAGAAAACTGGTGGTGGCGGCGGTGGCCGTGTCTTTCTCAAACTTTAAGGGGCGTTCTAATGGCGAATAATCCTGGTCTCACTTTTGGAGGTATTCCGCTTACGCCTTTTGTGGATCCTACAGCGGGAATGCCCAAGGACGTAAATGGCTTGGTTAAAAACCCGGCCAGCGATCCTGTGGCTTTGAAGCCAGTTCATGTGAGCGCCGCTGATCATGTTAAAAACATGCAGCAGTTTCTCAAGAATCGAGGCTACACTATTACGGTAGACGGTGTACGAGGCCCGCAGACAAACGCTGTTGTGGCGGCTTTCCATAATCACGTCAGCCCCCAGCAATTCAATACGCGTAACGCGTCGAAGGCGAGGTCGAGTGCTACACCTACTGGAACTCCTAGCGGCCACGTTGGCAACGTTCAGCCTCGTGTCCCTGCTCCTCGTAGGGGGGCTGTTCACACTGGCAAAGTTGGCCCACCGGCGCAGGTAGGTCTTGGGCCGAAGCCCGCAACGGCTGGTTCGGATCCATATTCCATTGATCCTCAGAAGTATGCAGCCAGCGCAGCTAATGCTCAGTACGACCCCACGATTTCCGCGCTTCAGGCTCAGCTAGATCATCTTGATCCTCAGCACGCTCAGAACGTCGCGGACATCAACTCCTGGATCAATCAGATCATTGGAACCAACAAGCAGAACATCACTGACACTGGAGCCTTCGATCAGAAGAACATCCAGGGTTTTGATGATAACGCGGCTGCAATCGCTTCGCTATTCGGCGGTGCCACTGCGCCTGAGGTTGCTGGTTACCATGACATTGGCGCTACTGAACTCCGGGGCTTGTCTCAGAATCAAAACGCCTTCCAGGCCAACATGAACTCCATTTTGGCTGCACAGGGCCAGGACAATGTTCGGGCTGAGAATGAGTCGTACAACAGAAGTCATGCAGATCTACTGAATCAGCTCACTGCACAGCGGTCTGCTAAGGGTCAGGCTTACGTTACCGACCTACAGACGGGCATCAGTAACGCCCGTGACGCAGATACAGCCCGCCAGGCTCTTGCGCTGGCACAGGGAATGCAGCCTTATCAGATCGCCACGGCTAAGGCACAGGCGGCTGCTGCTAAGGCACAGGCTGCTTCTGCTAAGGCGGATGCGGCTAACTCTAGTGCTACCGCAAAAGCCAACCTCGACCTTATCAATGCCAAGGTTCAGCAGGCTCAGGCAGCGGCTAAGGCGGCTGGCGGTGCTTGGAATCTCAAGAACCCGAATGACAGAGGATCTTTGGCCCAGGCAATTCGGGCCAGCATTGGTAACAAGCAGGGATGGTTGCGGGTCAGCCCTAAGATTGCTCTCAGCAACATTAGCGCTGCACTCGATCAGGCAGGTCTTGGCTCCGACCCGGATGCTAAGTCTATCGCACAGGCGGTGTTTGAGGAGGTTCTCAATAACTCTCACAGCGCAAAGCTATTCCGTAACGTCACATACGTCAACGGTAAGCTTACGGTTAAGGCTAAGCCCAAGCCCAAGAAATAGGAAAGGAGGGAGTAGTGGCTAACAGGTACAATCCTTATGGCGGGTCTAACCGCTCGGGTAAATCCGGCGGCTACTCCCCTTATCCTACGGGATATGGCACCAAACCGAAGTCTGCGGGTTTTACTGCTCAGCAGCTTCTGGCGGCTATCAATGCCCAAAGCAAGAAGCCGTCTGAGTCGTTCGTTGATCGCATTAAGGACGCTGGTTCCAGTGGACTCCACGCGGTCAGTTGGACGTTTGACAAGCTACTCCGCCCGGAGTATGCAATTGCCACGGCCGTTGACCAAGGAGTTGGAAAGCATGGAAGCTTTGAAGGGGCGCTTCATGGCGCTGTCAAAGGGTTCGAAGGTAAGGGCGATCATGGCTTTGGTGAAGTCCTTGCACATCACGGCGTACTTACGGGCCACGGTCGTCTACGCGGAACACTCGGTTTTGCTCTGGATGTCGCTGCTGACCCTCTCTCCTACGTAAGCGGCGGTGCTGGCGGGTTCCTAGCCCACAGCGCTGAGCATGAGGCTCTCATCAAGGCAGGCCGTGTGGCCCTGTCCTCACAGAGGATTGATGGTGCCTCGATGGAGGGTATGCATCTTGCGGCTGACCAGCTCGCACACGGCGGGGAAAAGTACGCCTACCGACACGCGCTTGCCAAGGAGCAGGCAGCGTACATGGGCAAGATTCTCAAGAATCAGCCCGTAACAGATTTGGACAAGGGTACTCTGGCAACCTTGCGTGAAGCCGCAGGCGCTGAGGAGAGGGCTGTCGAGCAGAAGCTCCCGGCTTACTCCATTGGCCTAGGCAGCAAGAAAGCTCAGATTACCCCAACACATGTTCTCGGACATCGTGTCGTTCCTGCATTGCCTAAGATTCAGAACGTCATTGACCGGGGCGGTATTGGCAGCAAGGCTGCTCAGACCTTTAGCGACAAGTTCATTCGCACCCCGGATGAGACGGCCGCTACTCATGCTCTTGGTGTTACTCACCGGCATCTTACCGAGGAGTACACCAACACCATGATCAAGCAGATCAGCCAGCACTTCAAGGGCCTGAACCTTTCGGAGAGTTCCATGCTGGATGCCTTGCACCACATGGAGTCGGCTGACAAGGCCGTCATCAAGACTAAAAACGGCGCTTATCACCTGAACATCAACCACTTGCAGCAGCTCAAGCGAGCTGGCAAGATCAGTGATGACCAGGAGAAGTTCATTAGGGCCTGGCATAAGGCTACGCAGGATCTCTATAAGAGAGACAAGACCTTCAACATTGACTACAAGCATCTCGGTGACAGGGGCCAGCTCTATGTCCCGCACCGTCTTGTGGACAAGATGGGGCATCCGCTGGCCGATGTACAGATCAACAAGCTGACTAAGGCTGGCTTCCAGCACGCTCGTGCCACGGCCAAGTTCTCGGTTAAACAGCTCAAGGAGCTGTCTGATGCGGGTTCACTGGGCCGCGAAGTGGAAACGAACCCGTACAACCTACTGGTTCACACCATTCGCTCTCGCGCTGGTAAGCAGGCGGACATGACGCTCCTGCATAGTATTACGGGTTCGCTAGGCACCAAGACGCGCCTTGTGGACGAGGCTAAGCTCGCCAAGAACCTTGGTGGTCAGGAGAAGCTCAAGCAGCGTATCTCTGACACCGAGGACAAGCACGCTGCTGCGTTGTCCGCTGCCCACACCAAGGAGCAGTTGTATCTCGCAGAGCATGAGCTTAATCACTCTGACAAGATGGAAGCGTTGACTGCCCAGGTTCGTAAGCACAAGTTCGGTCGAAACAAGCCGCTAAAGAATGCAAACATCGGCAAGCTCAACAAGAAGATTGCCGCCTTGCAGGCCAAGCACGCTGCCGAAACCGATGCTATTGCTAAGGGAACTCACGAGCCGCTTAATGCTTTGCTCAAGGATGATGTGGCAACGGCGGCAGCCCATACCCATGATCTCAACAACATGAACAAGGAGCTTAAACGCCTTGGTGAAGTTGAGAGCAGGCTTAGGGTTGGTAAGAAGAATAGGGCCTACCACGTCAACCAACTAAAGACAATACCTGGCGCTGTCGATGAGCACGGACACCCGCTGGCTTTCGATCCTACTACAGCACATGCTGTTGAGAAGTATCAGAAGATTGTCAGCGGCGATGACAAGGCTATCAAGGACTTCGCTAAGGGTTGGGCCAAGTGGGTTGCCAACTGGAAGCTCATGGTCACCAGCGTTAACCCCGGGTATCGTATCCGCAACACTATGTCCGATGTGTGGGGTATGTATATCAGCGGTATGCCTATGACTCAGGTTGCTCGCTATTCAGTTACAGCGCGCAAACTGATGAGTGCCGCCAAAAAGGGCGATCCTCAGGCCATTGAGACTCTACGCGAGGCTTACCACCACGGTATCCTCTCGGGACTTTTCCAGGGCGACGTTCAGCAGGTTGGTAAGATTCTGGCCCGTCAGGGCAAGTCTAAGACTTCCTTGTTGCAGGACAAGCACTACATCCAGGCGGCTGCAAAGCTGTCCCAGGATGTTAATGCCAACGTCGAGAACTGGGGCCGTCTAACCCATTACATCTGGCTTCGTGATGCCAAGCACTTCTCTGCTGCCGATGCTGCGTTCCGTGTTAAGCGGGCGCATTTCGATTATGAGGACTTGACGCCTTTCGAGCAGAAGGTAATGAAGCAGGTAGCTCCGTTCTACACGTGGACGCGCAAAAACATCCCGTTTCAGATCAAGGCTCTTGCTGAGCGTCCTGGACGGGTTGCGACGTTCCCTAAGGCGGCTATTGAGTCTGAACAGGCCAGTGGCGGCGATCAGGGGAACATCCTGCCGGACTACGTGACCAACGGCTTCGGCTTCCAGATCCCCTTTGGTAAGCACAACTACTACATGCCGCAGATCGGTATTGCCGACCTACAGGCGTTTGACTCTAAGCAGGGTTTGGCTAGCCGCACCATAGGCCTACTAAACCCGGCGCTCAAGACTCCTATGGAGCTGGCGCTTAACAAGAGTTCTTTTACTGGCCAGCCTATTGCAGGGGATCATCCCCGCAACCCTGTTACAAACCTGGGTGCTGATCTACTTAGCTTGATCCCGGGTTCCAACGTGGGCGAGACTGGTCGCGAAGGGCCTGGCGGCAAAGAGTTGCATGGGCCGGGTGCAAACCCGTACTACACGTACCTGCTCGGGCAGGTTCCGTGGCTCAATACACTAGCTGTTCGCGCTGGTGGTATCAAGGCTAAGCAGGCTGGCATCAGTCCGCTGCTCTCGCAGTTGGGCGGTCAGACCGTGCAGCATGTTGATCCTCAGCTACAGCAGCAGATTGCAGAGATCAACTCACAGGACGAGGTTAAGAAGATTGTCAAGGGCTTGCGTGACGAGGGCATCATCCCCGCAGCCCGTGTCAGGAAATCCAAAAAGCAGAAGCAGCTTGATGCTCTCCTGCTGGCCAACATGGGGAGGCGATAATGGCGGCACCCAACTACGCGTTGATGGCTGATCAGATCGCCTCTCGCACTGCACAGCAGTACGGCCTTGATCCTGGCTACTTCAAGGCAATCTTCCACGCACAGATCAACCAGGAGAGCGGGTTTAGCCCAACAGCCCACTCTCCTGCTGGTGCCCTGGGTATCGCTCAGATCGTACCCAAGTATCACCCCGGAGTGGATCCTATGAACCCGCAGGCGGCTCTCTCGTATGCGGCCAAGTGGGATGCTCAAAACTTCAAGAAGTATGGGGATGCACAGGATGTTCTATCTGTCTACAACTCGGGTCGTCCTTGGTCTGTCGGACGCGGAATTGGTGAAACGAATAACTACGTCAAATCAATCCTCGCCGCTTCCAAAATGGGCGGCGGAAGCGTTCGAGCCGGAAACCCCCAGCCTAGAACAAGCCTGGGTAATAGTGGTGGATTCTCAAACCAGAGGGCTGCGCTCATCCAAAGCCTCATAGGGCTTGCCACAGCACCCTCTCAGAGGCCACAGGAGCCTCTCTCAGGCCCTCCTAGCCCCAGTACAGTGTTCAACCCTCTGGCTGGATCTACAGGGGCAGGCTTGGGCGGTATTGCAAACATCCTTAATGCAGCATGGGGCACCCCAGGGGCTAACAAACCTCCGGGCGGGCCTCCGCCTCCTGGCCTCATCGGAGCCACTAAGCCCGGTGCAGGCTCCAAGAAGATTGTTCCGGTACCCCCTCAGTTCGCTACGCGAGGCGGTATCTCGGTTACTGCTCCGACGCTTTCTCAGGCCGAGCAGCTTTCCAGGCAATTCGGTGTCAAGATCAACTCCGGCTATCGCAGCCCCAAGCACAACGCTGAGGTAGGCGGCGCACCAAACTCCGACCATCTTTCCGGTAACGCTGTGGACTTTGTTGGTTCGCCTAAGGCCATGAGGGCACTATATAACTACGCCCAGTCACATGGATACGCTTACGTCGAACCTTGGTCGCAGACCGGGGGTTCACATGTCCATATCAGTTTCGCAAGGGGGATTAGAGCATGAGTCCAGACATTCAGGCCGCCCTTGCCCAGGCTCTAATGAAGGCGCAGCCGCAGCCACTTCCTGCCGCTCCCGTTCATCAGCAGTTGCCGCAGATTCAGGCAATGATGCAGGCTTTGGCCCGGCAGGTTGCTAATCAGAGGCAGCCTATTGGCAAGGCACGCGTACTGCCCGGCCCGCCTATTGACGGTGGTTACAGTGGCAGGGGTATTAGGATCGGCGGCAACCTTGTGGGTCGTGCGGGCTTTGGCCCTCATGCAGTAGCCCCTGATGTTGTGCCTGACGGCTTTCTGCCCGCCAGGTCACTCCTGGGCGGGTACTATGCAAACTAACGACACCAACAACTTCACTACGAAGGAGATTCTCATTCAGCTTGACAGAAAAGTGGATGAGGGGTTCAAGGATCTCCGTGACCTAATCAGCACAGGTCATAGTGACCACGAAGCACGCATCCGTGTACTAGAAAAGGGCGATAACAGGCGTAGCGGTGCTTGGGCACTCGTGTTTAGCCTCGTTTCCCTGATTGCCGCAAGCGCGGCTGTTGCAGCACTGTTCATCCATTAGGAGGACTATGAAGAAGGTTTGGGACAAGATCATCGCGGAAGCCAAGTCCCCCACGGCTCGTCCTCTTGAGATCTGGCTATTCCGTATTGTGACCCTTTATGTGGCCACGAAACTAGGAATCAAGGTGGAGCACAATGTTTAAGATCGTTGGCCCTAGAGGCGGTGTGATTGTCCGCAAGGCAACCGCTGCCCGTGTAAGGCAGGTTGTTGAGGCGCTCAGAAAGCGCTTCGGCAAGATCCGCGTTGTGAACCTTGCCCCCGCCCTTACCAAGCGGCAGAAGGTTGTTAAGTGGGCTAAGTGGGGTGTGACGCACACTGCTTCCATCCACTACACCGAGTCTGCTAAACGTTCCGGCTGGCTGAAAGCCAAGCCCATCTACAAGCTGCCTATCTCCACGGACTGTTCAGGCTTCGCCACATTCTGTTACAAGAACGCAGGCGCTGCCGATCCGAACGGCTTTGAGTACGGCAAGCTCGGATATACCGGAACGCTTCTGGATCACGCACGGGCGCATGGGCGCATCTTCACCGATGTGTCTAAGGCTAAGCCCGGCGACCTGATCGTGTACGGCCCCGGTACGGGCGAGCACGTGGCTATTATCGTCAAGGCGGGTAAAGACCCGCTGACTGTATCTCACGGGCGTGAGGCTGGCCCGCTGTTCGAGCGTGTGTCCCAGGATGGGAGACAGCCGCAGCGGATTTGTTCATACCTGTAAACGCAAAAAGCC